CAGCAACAACCAACCGAGATCGAGACTTACTGATGACTGACCAAAGCACAGCACTGACAACAACACAGCCGGCGGGGGTTTTCTCCGGCATTCAGGCCTTTGAAGATGCCCAGCGGATCGCCAAGGCCTTGGCCAGCAGCACGCTGATTCCGCAGCAGTTCCAGGGGCAGGCGGGTTACGCCAACTGCTTGGTGGCGCTGAACATCAGCCGGCGAATGGGCATGGACCCGCTAATGGTGATGCAGAACCTGCACATTATCCACGGCCGCCCGAGCTGGAGCAGCCAGTTCATCATCGGCTTGGTCAACGGTTGTGGGCGCTTCAGCCCGCTGCGGTATGACATCAGCGGCAAAGGCGACACGCTGGCCTGCACGGCTGTTGCCACCGAGTTGCGGACTGGCGAAGAGCTGCGCGGCCCTGAGGTGACGATGGCAATGGCCAAGCGTGAAGGGTGGGCAACCAAAAGCGGCAGCAAGTGGATCACAATGCCGGACCTAATGATCCGCTATCGGGCCGCAGCATTCTGGGGGCGTCTTTACATCCCGGAACTGCTCGTAGGCATCCAAACCCAGGAGGAAGTGATTGATGTAGAACAGGTCACGGTGATGACTGAACCAGCAGCAGCCGCCAGTTTGGATGATCTCAATGCCAAGATCACTACGCCAGAGGTAGCGGTTGAACCAGACGATGACATCTTCTGAGTTTTTGACAGATCAGCAACTGGCAGCGCGATGGCAAATCCATCGCCAGACCTTGCTGCGATGGCGCCGGCAATCAACCGGCCCAGCTTATGTGCGCATTGAAGGGCGCGTGCTCTATCCCCTGGCCGAGGTGGAGCAATACGAAAAGGCCAACACCATTACCCACAACCAACCATGACCTTCAAAGTAAAAGGCGCCATTTTTAAGAACACACCAGAGAAGCTGCAGCAGCGGCTTGGCGATCGCTTTGATGCGAGCAAAAAATATCCCGATGTTGACGGGGTGTTTGGCATCAAGGAGGAGGATCGGATGGCGTTTGCCAGCTATGTAATGAATGCCGAGCCAAACGACAAAGGCGAAATCCCGGTACGGATCACGGGGTACAACAACACCAGCCAAAGCGGGATCAAGTATTTGGGCTTGTCAATTGAGCCGGACTACAAAACCCAAAAGCTGATCGAGGAAAAGCTGGCTGCTTCAGGTGCTGCCCAAAGCTTGGCGGCTGCCACTGATGGCGTGGTGGTTGCCGTGAATGATGACGACCTGTTCTAGTGCTGCATGATGTGCAGCTCCAGCCGTGCGATTTCATGCACGGCTGATTGAAGGAGTTGCTGCTGTCGGTAGTTTTGCCGCAGGAGCATGGCCGCTAGGTTGCCGCTGTCTGGAGCATTTTCCAGGCGACGGCAGTCTTCCTCAAGCTTGAAGAGCTTTTCGGGGGGAATATCAATCGCCATCCACTGTCCAAAGTTCATTTGTCCGGGGCAGATTGCCCCATGTTGCCCATGAATTGCCCAGTTTGCAGTCACCCTCGCCACCGCGCAGTGGTGACGAACAGCCAGATGGCTGACCAGACGGTGCGCAAACGTGCGTGCGAGAACTGCGGAAATGTCTGGTACACGGTGGAGGTGACGGTGCCAAGCTATGCAGTGGGGTGGAGCGCTAGGCATTCGCGAAAGCCGGTGCTGCGGGTGCCAATTGACGTAACGGTGGGTCACACGCAAATGCGGGCAAGCTATGAAGAAGCGCAGGATCTGCTGGCCAACCTGACGCAGGAAGCAAACGAGCGATCAGCAGCACGGGCCGACGAACGTCACAGATTGCGACAGGCCCCCTTGCATGATGCACCGCCGACAGTGTAGGATCAATGCATCGGAGGCAAACGGTCCTCCACTCGGCAGCCCAGAGGCTGCGCTAAACATGCAGGATCAAGTCCTCGCCCTGATTGCTCAGTTCACCGCTGAGGCTGACCAGATTGCCCAAGAGCTGCGCGGCTTCCTGCCTCACAGCGATGCAGGCCGTTATCTGGAGCTAAGCCGTCGTTACGGCGAACTGCAGAACTGGATCTGCCGCTGCGAGGCGCACGTCGCCTAAGCCCTCCGGGGCTTTTACCACTACCACTCACCACCATGATCACCAACCCTTGGGTCAACCGCATTACCGCCTTGGTGGTGCTTGCCGCCATCTACGCCGCGGGCTATGCCGGCGGCCGTGACGCTGCCGTGCAAGCCCACAACGACCACCCGGCGTGTCATGCGCCGCTGAAGCCATGACCACCAAAATGCGCCGCTTCTACTTCCAGATCCGCTCAGCCAACGTGATCGAATGCATCTGGGCGCACAGCTTGACCGATGCCAAAGCCAAGGCAGCCCTTGAGTGGATGCCGTGGTGGCAACAGATTGAATGGCTAAATCCTGAACACGTCACTGATCCCTCCATCCATGTTTGAAGCAGTTCCCTTTCAATGGCAGGAAGAAAACACCGGCCGCTTTGGTGATGGCATCAGCCGGCCACTACCAAAAGCCAAAACTCGGCAATATCGCGTGTTGGTGTATCCCAGCGGCGCACGTCCGATTACATGGATCACTCGCGCTGAGTCGCGTGATCATGCCGTCAAGTACGCCCAAGCCCGCTGGCCTGGTGCTGTGGTGGAGGCAGCATGACCGACCACCGCGCCAAGCTGGAGGCATTGATCACCGACTCCAGCCTTTACAGGGCAGGGCAGCAGGATGAACGGCTGCGGCTGTGCTCCTTGCTTGACCTGCGTTTAGAACTACTAGGCAACCTCCATGGGTTGCAGGCTGCTGCTTGCCGCAAGGAGTTGCTCATGATCCGTCAAGCATTGCAAGATCACCAATGACCAGCGTCGAACTTGACCAGCAACGCGCCACATTTATCGAGGCGCTGTACCAAAGCAGCGGCCGCACCTGCTGCACCTATACGGGGTTGTGGCAGCAGTTCAGCCTGTCGGTGGCCGCCAATGTCCGCGATGTAGATGCCGATGATCTGATGGCTAACTGTGTCCGAGCAATTGGTGGCACTCAAAGCGCATTGGCTGAAAAGCACGCGCTGGCTTGCATCAAAGTGATTCGCGCCAAATTGCTGCAGGGGTGGGAGTGATGCCACCTAACAACATCAAAAAAAAGCCGCGCTTGCAGGTTGGTGTTCGCTGCACACCAGACGAGGTAGCAGCCGCCAAGCTGCTAGGTAATGGCAACATCAGCCAAGGCTTTCGTGCTGCATTACGCAATGCCATCGACCGCAAGGTGAAGCCGATGAGCCTGTACCTTACGCTCAGGGCTTGCGCTGAAATGGCCCGAATGCTGGAGGAGCCACGCCGTTGATGATTGATCCAGTCAACCAGCCGCTGCACTACCGCCAGGGCGGGATTGAGTGCATTGATGCCATTGAGGCAGCGCTTACGCCAGAAGAGTTTGCCGGGTATTGCAAAGGCAACATCTTGAAATATGTCTGGCGTGAAAAGCACAAGGGTGGCGCTGAGTCCTTAAACAAAGCGCACTGGTATCTAGCTCGACTGATTGCGACACTAAAGCCATGACCTTACCCAACCTGTCACCACTGGATCGCATTGCCATTTGGCTGCTGACCAAAAGCCCACGGGTCAGCCTGCTGGTGGTGAAAGATAAGTTTTGGCCTGATGTTTTCTTTGCTGCCGATCAAACTGATCCAATTGCGCGCACTGTGCTTGAGCGCAACATAGAGCAGGACCCACTTAGCATGGTGTTTGAGCGGATCTTTCATCAGCCAGCACACGGCGAAGACGAATGATTTCCCTTCACGCTGGCCGCTTGCTATTGACCTGTGAGCGGGCGAGCCAGACGTGGCACGCAACGATCAACATTGGCCCCAAGCCTGAACACCAGCTAGTGGTGGATACCGGCACGGTTGATTTGCGGCAGGCGATGGAACGCGGCAACATGCACTACCAAGCATTTCGCGCGAAGGTGCGGCCGGTGGAGCCCGACACGCAGCCGAAGGTGATGTGCTGGGACTGCATCCACTGGACACCTGGCGGCCGCGGCCGGTGTGAGGTTGACATCCCCGAGTGCCGCCAAACTGGTGGCAGGTTTGCACCTAACTGCGCTGTCTTCACGCCATGCAAGAGCCCAAAGTAGTAAGCACGATCGAACCACATCCTGGGGTGACGGTGGAAACACTGGAGCCGATCGGCGGTGGTGAGCTGTACTGCCGCACCTGCACGGCTGGCACCTGCCGTTACAGCTCAGATCTATGGCAGGCGCTGCTGTATGCCGATCAGATGGTGGGGCGCTAGGCTGAGCCCGCTCCTAGTCTTAGTTTGCAATGAACAGCAACGGCAAAAGGGCACGAAGACCCGTTGTTGTGCAAGGCATTTGCTTCCCAAGTCTTGAGGCGGCCGCCAATCATCACGGCAAATCATCCAAGCTGTTTAGGAAACGGATGCTTTGCAGCGGCCTAACACCCGAGCAAGCGCTTGAACTGGAGCCGTTTCCTGATTGTTTTACCCCAGGGAAAGGGCAGTTTGCCCGCGTACGAGGTGATCAGCGCAAGGCGAATGAGCAACAGACGGGTCTGCGCCGGTGCGGCACATGTGGCGAGCATTGGCCCTTTGATCAATTCAGTCGCCAAAAAGGAGAGAAGCTGAGCTGCAGGTGCAAAAGATGCACGTCAGCGGCTTTGATCAAGACGCGCTACGGGCTGGATGTTGACGCATTTAACAAACTGGCAGAAGGGCAAGCTTGGCTATGCGCCATCTGTCGATGTCGGCTCAACATTCAAAAAGGCACTTCCTACCGGGACAGGACAGCCGCCGTTGACCACTGCCATGCGACTGGAGCAGTGCGGGGGCTTTTATGCAACTGCTGCAACACGGGGCTAGGAAGCTTTGGGGACGACATCGATCGCCTAAAAGCAGCAATTAACTACCTTCGCCAACCCACCGCTCAATCGCTTCTTCCTTCGCAGCACTCCAGAAAACTTGTCGCTTAAACCATTCGTGCCACTCTCGATGCCCTTTTTGAGAATTGCACATTAGGCAACAGGAAATTGTATTAGATCGTTGCTGACCTCCACCCCTTACCCGAGGGACCACATGATCCAATGTCGGGCTTCTGCCGAGGTGCTCTCCGCAATAGGCGCATTGGTAGTTCCAGGCGAGGTGGATCTGATCGCGTGCAGATTTGCGGGTGACAAGCTGCGTCTCTTCAATCCGGTGTTCCATCGTCCTGGCCAGGCAACAGGAAAGCGGAAACGTCGAGGTCCACGATGTCGTCGTCGCTGGGGATGAACTCCGCCAGCTGGCTGTAGATATCGGCCGGCAGCTCCTCGGGCTCGGTGTCGGAGCGGACGATGAGCTTGGCGTTGATTTCGACCAGGTAAGCCCGCATGGGCGTTGGCCCGGCTGAGCCAACGGTAGCGGGTAAGACTGGATCGACCTGTGTTGCGGATTGTCA